TACCTAATTGACCTGGAACTTCTGACTTAGCTCTAAATAAATTACCTAATCCACCCATGAATCCTGTACCACTTTTTAAACCAGTAAGCCCTTTACCTATAAAACCTTTACCAAAACCACCAAAGGCTCCAGCGTTTAGTCCATAACCAAGACCACCAATTAAAGCCATCTTACCTAGTGGACTCTTAGCAATTTTTTTAACACCACGAACAGCTTTCTTAATAAAACCACCTAAACCATAGGCTTGTCTAGGGTCATGAACCATCATACCCTGATTATACATCTGTCTTGGTTGTTGCATTCTTGAAATTGCCATAAATTTATCCTTAGTCTATCCGTTTTACTTTGTTTTACTAAACAAATCAAGAGCCGGCATGATAACTTTTACGTCCTGTGCCATCTCTTCTGCCTTATAACCCTTGGCTACCCAGTCTTTTCTTTCCTTAAAAACCTCACCAGTCTTAAGGTGTCTATAAGTCTCTTCTACTTTAGCATCATATACTTTCATTAGTCTAGTTTCTCCTTCTTAATGTTTAGGTAACTTATGGCTATGTCAAATGAATCTGTATTACTTGCCTGTATTGTAAAAGATGTTCCACCCTCTATTATTAATGGTTGTGTTAACAATTCTGTTGTAACATTAGCAGTAAGTGCTGCTGATTTAAGTGCTGTAATACTGTTATTAGTTATGGTCACTGTAGGTGTACCGGCAGATGTAACAAGCAAAGATTTAATAATTATGGTTTCATTGACCAAAGGATTACCTGCCCCTAATGGAACCAAAGCATTTCCTGTCGTATCATTATCTATCCCTTTAAATTTATATTGATTTACTACTGCCATTATTCTAAAAAGAAACTCTTAGCTTCTATCTCCTGTTTTACTTCTTCTTGAAATGTTGTGTTTAATTTTGTAATTACACTATCTAGATCCCTAACCAAAGATTGTATATTTCTTTGATTGTATTCTGGGTCCGCTCTAGTTAGTGATTCTACAATTTTTGCCATTATAAAATACTTGCTAAGCCTCCGTTTGCAAATGTTTTAGTAAATTTAAGTTGTCCACCACCGTCATTTAAATCAAAACTGTAATTAGAATTGTTTCTAGTGTAATTAGCATTAAGAGATTTATCTCCATCCATGTCTGCATAAGCACCTATACTAAAAGGTCCCCTATCATATGTAAACTCAGCACCTATATTTTTATCTAATATATTATCAGCATTTAAAACAGCTTGAAGTTTTCCCTTATCTGCCATCAATGCTTCAAGACCAACAGGTATATCATACTCACCTAATGATTTTGTTACAGTTGAAATATCTACAGGGTTATTATTAACCACTGTCACTGGTGGGTTATCACTTGCGCCATCATTATTATTATTATTATTACCACCATCAAACTGTGAACCAGAACCATCACTTGGGTTATTGCCACCTTCTCCTCCAGTATCTCCTGGTCCTGGAGCACTGGTACTAGTACCAAAATCATCTGATGATGCATCTGATCCACCACCTTGAAAACCTATTCTTCCACCTGTTTTATAGTTTACTCTACCACCAAAAAAGTATCCGGTTCTTCCTTTACCACTTTTATTAGAAAAACTATCTTGAGCACCAGGTGTACTTGGATTTGAATTAGTGCTATTACTGGTATCATTTCTATTATCATTATTATTAGTAGGAGTAGGAGTAGGATCCGGTTGATTGGGTCCTGTTGGTGTGTAATTTGGCGATTTAGTATTACCACTATATTCTGGTGAGAAAGGATTATTTATAGCAGGACCACTTTGTGCTTTTTGATTTATAATATGGTTTCTAACTTTATCATTCATATCCATCTGACCTTGAATTGTGTTTTTATCCTTAGCTTTATCCATATAATATTCATCAATCGGACGGTAGTATCCTTTGTCAGCATAGAAATCTTCTGCTATCTTAACTCTCTTATCTATTAGTTCAGAGTAGTTACCTAACGCACTTCTTTTATTATAACCATATCGATCTTGTTGAGGTAAATTTTGAGTACCGTGTATGTTTTGTTCATAGCCAGACATTTGTGATTGAATAAATTCTTGGTCTAGAGGATTTAAATCATCATATCTATCAAATTTATCTGCTACGGACGTAAGCATTCCTGCTCCCGGAATCATGGCAGCTATACCTCGTCCACCTGTTCTTAAAATTTTTTGTAAAAAATTCTCTTCTTTTTCAGCACCTGGTAACATCGACCCTGAATTTGTCCTGTTGGTTACATAACTTCCAGATGAAGCAAAATCACTTCCAGGTGTACGTAATCCTAAAACGTTTGTGTTATTTTGAAAATTATTACCTGCTGGATTAAAGTTATCATTACCACCACTATTATTAAAAGCGTTTGTATTTACTATGCCTTCACTTGCCGGTGGTGGAGGTGGTACTGGTGCTATAGGTAAATTATATGGGTTCTGTAAATATTTTTGTTTTGGAATATATTTAAAACCCGCGTCTCGTATCTCTTGGTCAGTAGCCATTATCTCATTCCTCCTGGTGCGATGTCTAATCTAAATGTACCTAGTTTCCAGTCTTGACCAGTGCTTGTATTAGATACTTTTAATGCAATAGACCTTGCTCTAATTCTAGTACTTTTAAAAGTTGTAGAAGTTGTTGCCGTAAAATTGGTAGTTGTTGGGGTACTGTTAGGGTAATCCCTTGTTGTAAAACTAATTTGAGTGTCACCAGTCTGGTCTATAAAATCTGGAATAAATCTGCTAATTCTCATAATGTATTCACCATCTCCTCTAAGGTCAGGTGTCCCTACTGTTTTTCCTGCGTTACTTCTTCTTTGTGTTATATCAAAATCACCAGAAACAATGTTAGCAGTGATGGCCGTAATTGTACCACCTGCATTTTCTTGATCGGTTCCTGTTTCGTGTTGATAATATATACTACTTCCATCTGTGTTTCCAGTAACATCGTAAGAAGTGTTGTCGTCAGGGTCATAGAGTGTTGCATGAGGTTTATTATATACAGCAGAATCTACCCAAGCGGATCTATTCAAAGTTCCTGTTGTCCAAATAGGTCTTTCGTTAGATGAATCTAAATAGTTATATGTAACTACTCTATTAACGGTTGTTGCAGTACCTGCACAATAGAACCAATTAATTTCCCCAAAAAGGTTGTTGACACCTGCATTAATTAAATCTCTAGGGACTGAGTTAAGGTTATCATAAACAAAATCTTCTACCAAACATGGCATAGATTTTAATTGACCATCGTAAGTAAAGAAACCGTTTTCAGACATCCAGTAAGAAGAGCCGTCAACTTCTACAGCTGCATTTTTTCCAATTAAACCACAGTTGGTACCAGCTTGAGCAAAAGCAAATGTAAATGGTTGACCTACAAATTGCATTAAAAACAATGCAGTATCGGTCCAAACATATATAGAATCCCTACCTTTAATAGCTGACATAATTTTAGAACCTGCAGCAAGTCTTTGTGACCCCGCAGTATTTTCAGCTCTTATAGTATACTCATTAATATTTTCTTGATCAGAAAATCTTATAAACATATCATCTTGTGTAGCCTTATTACCAATGGTTGTTTCGGTTCCATAGAATACTAAGTGTCTATCGGGTGTTGATACTAATACATGACGAGAAGCTGTTGGTGCGCCCGATATAATAGTTGCTCTTGTAGTTACCGCATTTGTAGCTGATGCATCCCACTCAAAACACTCGTTATTATATATGAGTGCAATTAATTTTGTACCAAAATTATCAAAAACCCATAACCCTGGAGTTATTGTAAATTGTGAAGTTGATGAAGCTTGTCCCCATGAAGTAAAATCAGTAACATCGGTTATTGTTGCACCTGCACTATGGGTTGCAGCTGTACTACCATTAGCACCTCTTGCTCCACCAGTTAAGGTCCCTGTTCCCGTGTTATTGGACGTGTAAGTAATAAATTCAGTTCCTATCTGTATTGTCCCTGAAGCAGGAAACGCTGCAGAACTTGTTAAGACAACTGTAGTCCCTACTGTGTTTGTTAAAGCAGTCGCTAGAGTAGTTGTCGCTGGACCATTAACTGTACCACCAAATAAACCAGTACCCCAACCAAAACCTGATTCTTGTTTAGCCGGTCCTACACGATAATAATACAAAACTTTTGAAGTACCGGCGTTTGTTACAGGTGTTCCAGATTCAGTAGTTGCCATCGTTATAGTAAAAGTAGTGGAGGTTAAAACAGATGTTACCATAAATTTATTACCCTCAAACGTAGCGTTGGTAAAAGTAGATCCAGATAAACCAGAAACATCTTCAAACATTACTATATCATCATCAAATAAATTTGCTGTAGAAGAAACAGTTACAGTAACTGTCGCACTGCCTGATGAACTAGTAAAATCAGCTCCAGTAATTGTAGTTCTTATAGGATGGATATCGTAAAATACCCCCTCTTGATAAACATAAAGAATTCTATTAGTCCCTATTGCAGAGTATTTTAACCCTACCTTGTCGTCCCAATTATGGATAGCTCTTGCAGCACCTGTTAATTTATCGGTGCCTAATTGATCCCAACCCCCAATTTTTTCAGGACTACCATATCTAAAACGAACATTGTCACCATCAAACCATTGGCCTTCGGCCCCGGTCTCTGTGACTTGTTTATTAAATCCTGGTGCAAACCCTAATTTTTGTAACATATAACCCTTTATATAAGAAAATAAAAATGATTGTACTGTTTTTTATATGTAAAATCTATCTTTTTTTATCTGGAGAGATAAACGATTGAATAGATAATCTAGGCATTATGGGAGATAATACAGTGTTTACTTTATGCATCATAGGAGATTTTATAATCACAACAGAGTTTCCAATAATTGGGATATAACCAAACTCTCCTTCGTGTTGATACATAAACTCACCGCCCCACTGTTGATTCCATTTGTAATTTAAATAATATGTAATTGCATAATCATGGCCTTCATCTGAGTGCCAATTTATACCACTATTTTTTTTCATATAATGAATAGTAAAACGCATTTTTTTTGCATTTAAATGTATGTGAGGAAGATTACCACATATGTTTGCTAAGTTAGCAAAATACTCAGGTGTCATTTCTACCCTCATCGGTTCAGTTAAATTTTGATATAAATTTTTATTCCAAGAAACACTTACATTTTTAAATAACAATTTCTTTCTTTCTTTAAAAGCTTCATTGTGAATTTTTTTGTATTCTTCTTTAGGTAAAAAATCTTGAAAATAAAAAAATTTATCTTCTATACATTTCATTAATATCATAACTATTTACTACCACAACAATCTCTATCTTGATCTTTATTGTATAAAAAACAATTGATGCTGTATCTAGTGCCTTTAGTTATTTTTTTAGTTCCATGAATAAAAATAGGTTCTGCTGGAAACATAACAGAGTCTCCTGTTTTTAAATTATATAACTCTTTTCCAGAAAAAAAACTAAACTCCCCTCCTTCATAATCTTCATTTAAATTTATAGTGCACGCAGCCCTGTTTCTTTTGTTAACATCTAAATGATCTAAAATTTGTTCTCCTTCTTGATATCTCATAACTCTAATATTAGCGGTTGTAGTCCACCAAGAATTACCAATAACAGGTGTAATCTTTATTTTTAAAAATTGAGTATAATTTAAAATCATCATTTCAATATATCTAAAAGCTAAATTTTTAGCTTCTTCTATTTCTGAATTGTTTTGGTATAGTTTTGATAGATCTAAAGATTTAAAATTATCTAGTTTATATGCCGAACCTTCGTTTATAATATGTTTAGTGCTTGCTTCTTTTTGAGTTTTCTCAATATTTTGTTTAAATAAATCTATAAAATAATTACACACCTCTTTAGGCATGATATTGTTTTTTCTGTATATTAAATCTTTTACTTTTAAATCCATCATTATTTTTTAGGTAATAAAAACCAAGAGGTCATTAAATATTTTTCACCTTTCATAGGTTGGTTTCCTCTATGCACATAAGGAAACCCAGCAGGAAAAACAACTACTCTTCCTTTTTTTGGTTTAATTCTCATTGCTTGATTTAAAAATTCTGTTTCACCACCTTCTTTTACATCATTTAAATAAACAGAAAAAACTAAAGCTCTAAAAGCAGAATCCATAGACGCACCGTGTTCAAGATGCCAAACATGATAACCTTCTGTAGGCAATGTCTTTTGAATTTTTATGTAAGTATATTCAAAACTAGGTACATCATAAAATTCTTTTATAGATGTATGTTTAGAATAATGATTCATAACTTGATCTATATTTAACATAATTGGTTTAAAACGTGTTGGCCATTCAATACAAGACTGAATGTCTATGGCTTTGTCGTTTTTTTTATCTTTAGTAGTATTCTCTATTAAAATTCTATCGTAAGTTTTTTTTAATTTTTCTTTTTCATTAAATAAATCTATAGCGTCATTACACTGAGAGTCTGGAATATATCCATCATATACTCCTATGAAATTTTCTATTTTACTTTTTCTTTTTTTCATATTCTTTCGCTAAAAAATCCAATCGACATAACTATTCTTGGGCTAATACCTATAACTTTATGTTTAACACCTTTTGGAATATAAATCAAATCTCCTTTGGAGATTTTGTAATCAATTATTTTATCATTAAAAACTTTATAAATCATGTTACCATTTAACCCTATAATAAATACATCTTCTTCATCAGTGTGTGGTATACCTGCTTGAGATACAAAACTTAAAAACAAATCAATATTGTTTTGTTCATGATGTTTATATTTAAATGTTTTATTTAAAAAATCAAATAACACTTTAAATTCTTTTAATAGATTCATTACTTCACGTATTTGAAAAACATCTTTTAAACTATTGTGATTTGATTTTGAAATAACTTGTAAATTATTTTCTTCAATTAAATCACTAATTAAATTAAAGTCATATGGTCTATTTAAAGATACAAAATTTTTTACAAATGTAACTTTGTTTTCTCTTATAGATTGTATTTGATTTTTATTTAGTAGCATCTTTCGGTGTATATAAATATTTTATTTTTGATTCTGTGCAAGTAAAAACAGCATCTTCATATGTTTCAACAATAGGATACCCGTTTAAATTAAAAGAAGTATTTAACAACAAAGGCACTTTTGTTTTATCATAAAATAGTTTTATTAAATCGTAGTAATTTGGGTTTTGTTTTCTTTTTAAAGTTTGAAACCTACAGGTGTTATCAGCATGAACACATGCAGGAACTTCATCTATTGCTTTTTGTTTAGCATCTATTGCAAACGTCATATAAGGTGATTCATCAAGTGTATGCATATCTAAATAGTCGTGTCTATGTTCATATAATATAGTGGCTGCAGTCGGTCTCCACCATTGCCGTCCTTTTTGTTTATTTACTATTTCTTTTGCATTTTTATTTCTTGGATCAAATAACATAGAACGATTACCCAAAGCTCTTGCACCCCATTCAGAGTGACCTTGAAATATAGCAACTAATTCTTGCTCTAATAATTTTTCTATTACTTCTTCTTTAGTTGTTATAATTTGCATATTGATAAGCGGCTCCTATTGCTGTTCCTCCGTCATACGGTACTGGATCTACAAAAAAATTTAATTTTGGAAAGTGTTTTACAAGTTTAAAATTATTAGAACAATTTAAATGATACCCTCCAGATAGTATTATGTTCTTACAATCACTATAGGTTGTAGCTTTTTTAATTAATACAATTCTTTCCTCTAGGGTTTCTTCCTGTGCTTTGTTAGCTATTTCTAAAACATCTTTGTCTATATTTGTACCTTTGTCTTTATATGCAGCTACACCCATTAACTGACCTTCTTGATTAGGACCAAAACCAGCTTGATTTTTATATCTTTTGTATTTTAACCCTGCCCATAATTTATTACTACAAAGTAAATCCATATAATTATCTTGAGTAAGAAGTCTATGTTTGAAATTTAATTCACAAGGTATTTGATTATAGACTTTAAAATAGTCTGTGTCGATATTAGAAAAATGTTGATATAAATAATTAACATTTTTTTTGTCTACATAAAAAATAGATTCTAATGCTTTAAATTGATGTCTCGGAGGATTTAATCTTTCACCTCCCCCATCACAAACAACTCCTAGTGCTTCATTAAAATTACTAAAATAAAAACCACTCAATGCATGGTGAACATGATGTTGAGTATAATAAAACTTAACCTCTTTACATTTTATTTTTTTTAAAATATTTTCTATATGTGCTTTTTCTAATAATATTTCTTCAGCACCAAACGAAGAAATAGCAACTGCATCAAAAACAATGTTTTTAAATTTATCTAAAGATAAATAATTGTACTCGCCTAAAAAAGGATGTGGTGGTCTAAATCCTTTATCTTTATTAAATCTATCTTCTTCGTAGTATTCTTTTAAAACATTATTTTTAAAATAAGCAAAAGAACAATTATGTGAAAAATTTACTCCTAATACTTTCATTTAATTATCCTTCTTTTAATCCTTGTGATATAAAACTAACATAACCTGTAAGTAAATATCTATCCTTGTTTTCTAAACAAACCTCTCCCTTATGTGTGTGAGTAAAGTATGCTGGAAATATAGCCACTCTTCCTGTTTTACTTATTATTTTTTTACCGTTATAAAATAAAGTTCCACAATTATGATTACTTAAATATATTTGAACCGATAACACCCTGTTTGCATAATTAAAACTATGTTCACTATGCCAGTTTGAAAAAGATTTACCTGGTGGAAAATGTTTTATTCTTAAACTTGTTAAAGACCATGGTGAAGAAGTTAAATCTATTTCGGGATAATTTGTTATATATTCATTGTGTAATACAACATTTATTTTTTTACTTAATAATTGAAAGTTATTATCTTCTATATCATAATAATTATATGACTGCCATTTTTTGCTTTTTTCTAAATTAATTGAATATGTATTAATTAATTCATGACACTCATCTGCAGACAGTAAATTGTCTTTTACTAATATGTGGTCTTTCATTTATTATTTTATAATTTCTAAATTACCTGAAATAGATATTCTTTCTCCGTTTGATTTAAAACTGTTGACATAGTGATGTAAAGAAGCAGGAAATATAAACAAGTCTCCTACTTCAGGTATAAAATTATTTGCACTTATATAAAATTTATTGTCTTTTAAATCATTAACAAAATTTACACTTCCAGGTTTACTATCACTACTAACAGTTTCTTCTACTTCTTTTTTTAAATTTTTTGGAACTTTAATAAATAACACAAAAGATAAATCTTTACTGTGAGTGTGCAAAGGATTTATTTCATTTTTAACCATGTAGTTTACCCAAGCACTTTCCATAACAATTTGTTTACCAGTATAACTACATTTATAATGTTCAACACTTGCTTTTATGTAACTGTTAAAATAACCAGATAAAATAGTAAAAATTTTATTTTTATCTATTCCATATTCTTGTTTTAATAAACCTGCTAAATTTTTTCTGTAATCATTTTTTTTATTTTTGCTACAAAGTTTTTGTATTTTTTCTAAAGATTTTTTGTCTACTTGAGTTCTGTATAAAAAAGGACCCCAATGATAAAACTGATAATTAATAATTTTTTCTTTCATTTTTATAAAATATATTATATACATATAATATATAGAAAGCAATGATTCAAACAATTAACACCCACACACCTAATTTAACAAATGTTAGTATTATTCAAGAATTATATAAAGTAGCTAATTGGCAGTTTCCTTTTGAAAAAGATAAAGGTGATTTAAATAATTTTGACCAAGGAATGGCCTACACTAGTTTTAAAAAAAACTTGTTTGGTTTTGAACGTCACCCTATTTTAAATACCTTTGCGGAAAAAATTTTTAACATTGTAACAAATAAAAAAGGAACTATAGCTAGAATATATTGGAATTGGTATAATCAAAACTCACAAACTTTTTTTCACAAAGATAATCTTCAACACAATTGCTTTTCTATATTATATAATATTCACAGTAATGATGGAGGCACTGAATTTATTGTAGATAATAAAACATTGTTTTATAAAAGTAATGAAAGTGAAGCTATATTATTTCCAAGTTTAATAGAACACCGAGGTGTTTCACCTAAGAAAAATAAACAAAGATTTAGTTTAAATATTATATATTATATTTAAGAAGAGTAACTTGTTGGTCTTGGACCTTTTTCAGACTCATCTCTAGAGTCACTGTCCCATTCTTCTTGAAGAAGATTTAAATGTTCTGCATCCCATTTATCAATAAATTGTTGGATATCACCTAATACAGATGAATCATATGTTGAGTTAGGAGTTGTATCTCTATACTCTACTTGATCTGTGTCATCGTCAGCTGTGTATTGAATTGCCCAAATATTAGAAAATTTAGAATCATTCCAAAAAGAATCATCATTAACATAATAACCTGTACCCGATTCAGCACCGTTATTTTTAATAATTTTTTTGTCTTCAAATATAATTGTCCAATTTCCTTTTTTCATAAATATTCCTATGTCTTAATTATATATATTAAAGCTATATATGGTTGTAAAGTTGAAACTGCATTTGCATTGTGTCCATGAGCAGTACCACTACCCGCAGTGGAAACAGTTCTGTTACCATCGTTACCTGTTTTACCACCACCAAAAGTAGGCAGAATTCTTGGATCTGGGTCACCTCCAGGAGGTGATAATGGTATAGTGTGAGTGTGAGAAGCAAGTTGCCCTTCACTAATAGATGTATTGTTAACTGATGGAGTTACAGTATTTGCTCCACCTGTCGAAGCTAATGCTTTTGTTCCTGATTTTCCAACCGGGACATTATCTTGAAGATTGGGTAAATTAAAAGTTGATGATCCATCTCCAGCCCCATAAGTTGTACCTACAACTGCAAACAATGCAGAGTAAGTTGATCTAGATACAGCTGCACCAGTGCACTCTAAAAATCCAGTTGGAATACTGGAATCTGACCAAGATAAAATTGTACCTGTAACAGTTCCTTCAATACCTGTAAGGTCTGACCCATTAAAATTATATTTAGTTGCTTCGTAATTTGCCATAATGTTATTTCTCCGTATATGTCCAACCTACATTTGAACCAGAGTAGACCAATCCAAATGCTGCACCCTCAGTATTAACTACTAAGTCTGCTGCTGCATTAGTTATTTTAGAACTATTTCTTCCAACAGTCAATGCGTTAGTATCAAAAGTGTATCTTGAATCTACAAAATTTACTTGAGCACCTACAGCGGGTGATGCAGGAAGAGTTATTGTAACTGCTCCCCCACTTGTATCTACAAAAATTCTATCTTGATCTACTGCTGTGTATGATCCTGTTTTAGTAAGCCAATCATTGGGTGCGTAATTAGAAAATGGAACTTCGTAAACACCTGTGTTAGTTGCAACACCATCTAACCAAATAATTTTCCATTCTTTGTCATCAGTTGCCCAAGTAACTGTTGCACCTGAACCGGATACAGCTTTTAATTGTAATGTTTCTGCACCAGTAGTGCTATTTTTAATAAAATAAAAATTTTCTGTAAGAAGAGGAAATGTTAAAATTCTTGATCCTGTAAGAGCACCTGTTAATTCTATAACTCTGTGTTGAGCAGTACCTGTTAAAGCACCATCCGCAATAGTTAAAGCTGTAGTCCCTGATCCTGCAACTGCTAAAGATAAATACCCACCTGTAAGTTGTTCTACAAGATTTAAATTTGCGTTAGTTTTTGTTCCCCAAGTACCAGCATTTTCGCCGGTTGCCATTAGTTCTATACCAAGGTCTGTAAATGTTGATGCCATAATTTTGTACTCCTGATTGTTTTATTTATATTGTTTATTTAGTCCTAAGTCAAACATAATTATGCAGGTGTTTTTCTTGTATATCCTGTGCTTGTTTTAGGTGTTCTTCTTACATATCCTGAGCTTGTTTTAGGGGTACGTCTTTCATAATATTTAAGAATTAATCCCGCAGCATTGACACTAGATGTTGCTTGTACTCCTGTTAAACCTATAACATCTGCTGGATTAATAGATCCTGTTGAAGATGTTGCTTGTACTCCTGTTAAACCTACTTGCATATCGTCAAGAGTAATAGAACCAACTAATGACGTTGCCCCTACTCCAACTGGAATAACAACAGGAGATTGTGTAATAGCTACTTCACCTATTGAAGACGTTGCTTCTATTCCTGTTAAACCCACAACATCTGCTGGGTTAAGAGATCCTGTTGATGATGTTGCACTAAGACCTGTTAATGGAATTCCTATTTCAATATTTAAAGAACCTACAGAAGATGTTGAGCTAATACCTGTTATTGGTTCTGTGCTTACACCAAATGATAAACCTGGTGTTCCCACAGAAGAAGTTATTTCTAAACCAGTTAAACCCATTACATCTGCTGGAGAAATACTTCCGACACTTAAAGTTGTGTTAAGGCCTGTTAATAGTACCGCAGCATCATCTGCTTGGCCCCATGCTTCTTCACCCCACGCATCATGGCCCCAACCGATTTCATTATAAGCTTCTACTACACCTACGGAAGACGTTAATCCAAATCCATTTATTGCAAGAGTTAGGTTTTCTAAATCACCCCAGTTATTATTTCCCCAAGTTAAACCACCCCATCCTGTTGCAGGAAAAGCATCAACATCACCTAATGCACTTGTGGTGCTGAGACCAGTTAATGTTACAGTTGTAGTGTTTGCTCCCCAATCTTCAAATCCCCACGTATCACCACCCCAACCTTGTTCAGGAAATGCATCAACACTACCTAATGATGTGGTTGCTGATAAACCTGTTGGTATTTCAGTTACTGTGGATGATTGCCAAGAGTTAGAACCCCAAGAGTGTTGTCCCCAGGTAGTTGACATAAGGATTACCCCCCTATGCTATACGAAGGATTGCTGCGCTTGCGCTTGCTGCTGGAAATTGAATTGTAAAAGTTCCACTTGATACAGTTTTATCTCCACCAAATGCAATTGAGCAAACTGCTCTATCGGCGTTTGTATCATTATAAATTAAACAACCGTTAGCTGTAAATGAAGCTGATGTAAAAGATACATCTGCAAAATCACAAACTGCAGTTGTACCATCTAAAACTGGTGTTACACTTGTAAGTGCTTTTCCACCAGCTGTATAAGCTGAACCCGATGTGTTAGTAATTTCAGTGTTAGACCCACCACCTGGATTAGTTGCGTAAGCTGTAGTGGTTGCACCTAAATTTGCACTACTTGTGTACAATGCTAATTTAAATGAGTTTCCAGACGATGCTGTAAAATTGTGTAAAGCTTGTAAAACTTCTGCTTTAAAACTGCTACATACTGCTGATGCTATTGACATAATTTTTTATCTCCTAATTTTTTTATGGTGAAGGTGATTTGACTTGTATTCTAACTGTTCCGTCAGTGTAATCGTCTCTTCTTCTTCTCCCAATTTGCATTCCTGCAAACTGTTGTATTGATGTTTTATACTTATTCTCGTACAGTGTCAACATCTCCATTGGACCTTTTAAGAATGCAAATGCTTCTACTAAACAAGCATATAATAGCCCTTGTGGAAAGTAATTACTTACATAAGTTCCAGCGGTATTAGTCTCTAAACCAGTCGGTTGAGCATTGAAATAAATAGTATATTTATAATTTTGATCTGGAGTGGGTGCAACAAATAAAGCGCCAGATGTAGCAGAACTAGCACCCGTAGTAGCGCCACCAAACATAGCATAATACTTAGGTAAACCTTTTACATTTTGAGCGGTCTTGTCTCCTAAGGGACCTGTGGCTTCTCCTACATACTCAGTAATATAAGTCTGGTCTTTTTTTTCTAACCAAAAACCTTGTTCCGTATCCGATGTTGTAGAATCAAAAACTTGAACACCTCTTATAAATAAAGCTTTTGTAGGCACTGTAATAGTATTAAAATTTTGTGCAAATTGACCATTATCTTGAAACCTATCAGAATCCATAGGTAATTCATTATTAATTCTAAACTCAGCATTTTCTATAAACCTATTTATAACAGCAGCAGTAAAAACACTAGAATCTACTTCTGTGTAGTTTCTAATATCGGTTGTTAAATCTGCGTAAGTATATCCAGCCATAACTATGCTCTATCATTAATGGGTCCGATTGTACATAATAAACCGCCCCCTGTTTCTGTGCTTGTAGCATTACTTGCTAATGTAACATTTACACCATCAAATTGAGTTGTAAATTCAGGTTGACCGGTACCTTTAACTTGTGTTGTGTTTAAAGAACCTACTTTATAAGCACCAAAAACTTTAGCTCCAATGGGATGAGTTCCTGCTGTTGTACGTTGTGGTGTAAC